AAATTTTGATAAAGTTGATATTGCCATGTTTCTCTCTCCTATTTATTCAAAAATTAGTTCCCTAATTTTGCAATTTCTCCTGTGTTTTTGATTCTTAACGGTATGTAGATGAATTCAACTGATTTGATCGGTTCAATTGCTATGTCTACATAAAGTTCATTTCTGTCAATCCTTGTAGGTGTGTTGTTTGTGTCATCACATACTACTAGGAAGTCAAACAATGCTCTCTGACCTGTCAATTCTAACAAGAATGATTCGATCGCTCCTTTGATCTCGTTTCTAGTTAACTCATCATTTGGTTCAAAGATGAACGGTTTAGCAATAGCATCTAATTGTGTTCTTAGAAACACTGCTAATCTTGAAACATTAATTCTGTCCAATGCCGAACTTGCTGACGTTTTAGTCAGGTTACCAAAGTTAACAATTCCTGCACCTGAGAAGAAAGTAATTGGGTTCACTTTAACCTCATGCATTGAATCTCTCACTGACTCCGTAACAGATATTGTTTCGAACTCTCCAGACGCTGTATCGATGTAACCAACTGACGTTGCATTATCAACCACACCTCTTCTTGTTCCTGATGGTGCGAACCATGGGAAAGCGATGTTGTCATTGTTTGCAAGTGTTCTCATCATCATGTGTGATGGTGGAACAACAATTGACTTACCTGTGTTGTCTGTAGTTAAACCAGATGGATAAAACAGACCCAAGAAATCACTTGCACTTATTAAACCATCTTCACCGTTATCAAGTGCTGACGCTGAGTTGTTTGCCCAGTTTTGTATTGCTGTTGACGTGCCCTCTAATCTGAAAGGTGTGTCACCAACTACAAACGCTGTGTTGTTTCTGTCTGTGTTTAAATTAATCATGTTTGCGATCAACTCTGGGTAACCAGGTGTAGCAATTACGTTAAAACCTCTTTGGTCTTCTCGGATTGCTTGGTTAGTGTCGATCTCTGATTTTAATTGCTCAACAATTACCTTTCTCTGTGCTTTTCTACCGAAAGAGCCAGAACCGTCTGCGTTGTTGCTTGATTTAGTAACCCATCTGTCAGGGAAGTAAGTTGATACGCTCTCATTACTTTGTCTGATGTTACCTAAACCTGCTGATCCGCTTCCTGGATATTTCGTAGTTGTGATGTAACTGTTTTTGTACTCTTTTACATTGTAACCAGATCTTCTTGTGTTCCAAAGCATTATTCCTTGTGGGAAGTTTGCTGGATCTGGAGCATCTGGATCTAAGAAGCCATCGCTTAATAAATCTTTTATGCTACTAGAAGTTCCTGCACCGCCTGTTGACAATGAATCTGTTTTGTCAGCCGCTGTGTGTAATCTAGCATCTGCAAAAACAATACCGTCTTCTGTAGTTTGGTCTGCTTTGTCAACCAGTTCCCATGCCGCACCTGATGTAGTAACTGCCACTTGGTTCGCTGTGTTTGTAGAACTTAAAGTTGCCGCTGTGTTGTACTTGTAAAGTTTTGGATAATTTTCTAAGTCTGAAGTATCAATCCATAAGTCGTTAGTTACAAGTGCAGTACCATCTGATTGTGTAGTTGGTGCTGTTGCTTTAAACTGTGGACCATTTGGATCTGTACTTGAGTATGCTGTAGCATATCCAACAAAAGTGGTTCCATTATGTGCCATAATGTCTGCTTCGTCTGTTGCAGTGTGGTACCATAATGTTCCGTCTGCTGGTTCATTAGTCGGTGCACTTGTTGATGCTGTGTAACTTAATCTCTTCCAGTTACTTGCCATGATACCTGTGTTAGCACTTGAGTCAAGGCTATCACCTGTTGGTAGGTCATACAAGTTGTCAAGTAAAGTTAAACTGTTCGCTGTGAATGTTCCATAAGCGTGTGCCGTCGTTGCACTGAAACCTGCATCTAATAATGGTGTTCCTAAATTATCGCCATCAAACATTCTGAACTCACCGCCCAGTTTGTGTGACATCTGGATTGCACCTGTGGTTAATTTAGTTGCGGTTACGTTTGTTAAACCTGCCGCACTAACTGCCGCTACAAAGTCATCTGCACTTGTACCGCCTAGTGTTACTGTAACTGCACTATTCAACGCTTCTTGATTTTTAACTGATTCTTGTATTTGGAATTTCTCACCACTTGTGAAAGTTGGTGAAGTAGTATTACTTGTAATAGTAGTAGCACCACCTTCGTATCTGAAGAATTGGAAGTCTGCAACATTTCCAGTTGAGTCTGCCCCACCTAAATCGTTTGCAGTCATGCTTTCTTCAGTTACATTGTACTGTGCATACACTGTGCCTGTAGTTAAAGCAGTTCCACCATTCGCTGGATCTAGATTAAAGATTGCTGAGTTATGATTGCTATGCAGTGGACTAGCAACTTGAGAGAAACTAGCACTTGCTGTGCTGTAGAGTTTTGCAACCAGAGCCGCACCTGAGTTTGCAGAAGTAGTCTTGAACCAAACTGAACCGTTAGGTCTGTTTTCGTCTGCTGTTTTCCAAGTTGGTCTGTTAGTGTGTGATTCTTGTAAAAGTTTTACACCGTTTTTCACACCTGCTGTAATTCCTAGGTCTGCTAGACCAGTACCTGTATTTGCTTCGAATCTAATTGTATTAGAACCGCCCGTCGAGTCACCTAAAAACTTACCGTTGTGGAAGATTTCTAAGTTACCTGTTGTGCTGTTTACACTTGCAGTAACGTTAGTTACATTGGATCCAATTGCTGTTGCAACATCTGATAATGCTGTACCACCGTAAGTGATTTCAACACCGTTCATTGTGATCTTGTTACCACTTGTAACTGTTGTTCCTGAAGCAACTGTCACCACCGGTAAAGATGTGTGCCAGTCAGTAGAACCAACATGCACCCAAGTGTTACTTGCTGTCTTCTTGTAGATCTTGTTTGTTACGTGTGTTGTGTTTATTGCGTAATCACCAATTGAACCTATTGAAGTTTTTGGTGCACCAGTAGATACCGCACCTACTAGATCACTTGTTGATGTGATCAGTGTTGGGGTAATTGATGTGAATGTTTGATTAGTCTGTGACCATTCAAATAGACCAAAACTGCTTGATGCAAGGTCAAACCAGTATGTGCCATCTGTTGGGTTCGCTGTTGGTGCCGTTGCACTTCCAACTAATTCGTTTGTGTCTACGTTAGCTCTTAGTACAAATGCTCTATTGGCAACTCCTAAGAAACTGTATGCCGCTTGTAGACCATATTCATTTAACTCATAACCATTTAGGCTATTTCCTGAAGCGTCTGTGTAGAATTTTGGATCTCCAAAAGTCTCTGTTAATTCTCTTTGTGATGAGATCAAAAAAGCAGTGTTGGCAGTTGCAGTGGTTGTACCTGTTGCCGTGCCGTCGCCTGCGCCGTTTGATTTATCCTGTGATGATGCTACTATGAATAGTGGTGTTGTACCCGCATCTGATGGTACATAGAAACTTTCGTTTATTACTGAAACTTCTACTCCTGGTGATGTTAATGCCATTTTTCGTATTCTCCTTGCAAGTTGTACGTATACTAGAGTTATTTATTCAATCATACGGTTTTGCAGACATAATTTACCGTTTTCGCGGTGCCTATATAGGTGACGTAAATACACATATGCAATACAAAGACAGACCGTTGTGTACGGAGTGTAAAACAAAGCCCAGGGCCTACGCCTATAGGAGATATGGCAGGGTGTATTGGCGGAGTCGTTGTGACACCTGTATAAGGAAAAAGGCTGGCAAGCGAGTTGGAGGTGTGACAGCATTACAGAGATCCGGGTACAAGAAACACAGGAAGTGTGAACTGTGCGGGTTTAAGGCACAGCACAAAGCACAACTTGATGTGCTGTTTGTTGATGGAAATCTGAGGAATACTGTTGCTTCTAACTTAAAAACTGTTTGCGCCAATTGCCAAAGGTTGAGTAGTACTCGTAGACTCGGCTGGCGTGTTGGTGATCTTGTTGCCGACGATTAAGTCGTCTATTTTTTCATATAATTGTTCTTTGGTGCCATTGTTATCAATAATAAAATCAAACTCTTCTTTTGCCCATGCGTATTCTGAAGTATGTATACCTTTAGGTTGTATATTGCCTTCGACATAATCAACGAACCAGTCAGGATCTAATCCTCTTTTCACAAGTATGATCTTGCCACCTTGCTCTCTGATCTGTTTCACTTCATTAGGAAAACGTGTGTCTGCTATCACGGTGTTTTGTCCCTTGTACCTACCAATGCAACTGTCTACCCATATTCCGTCGTACATCTGACCACGCATTACTTCTGTTCCAAAGTACTGTAGAACCCATCTAGGAGTTGTGGGTTTGCCAAACTTCTCACTCCAATATTGGTCCGGCTGTTCTCTCCAGTACCTACTTGATTCAGTGTCTCCTTCAAGCATGTTCCTGTCCCAGTTGAACATTGATGCAACAGCGTCTTTTAGACTTTTAGCGAAACTGTCTTTTTGATATCCATGTTTTTCTACAAGTCTATCCGCGACTGTGCCTTTTCCAGAACTTATTAAACCTACTACACCTATTAACATAGGCTTATTATACTATTTTTTTAAACGTTTTTCAATCTCTTTGATTGCTTCTTTTACAGATTTTAAAATGGTTATTCTTAGACTCTTTTTTCTTTGCTTTAGTGCCTTTATACTCATCATTTCTAGTTCCTGTACTAGTTGTTCCAATTCGGCTAGCGTGAGATCTGAGTAACTCTTATAATTGGAATCTTTCATTGCAAGTATTTAAATGGAGTCTGTTACCAATTAACCAATAACAAAACTATGTGGAGTTCCGCCTTCTTGGAAGTTTCCGATGTCTGCTTCGAGTCTGTCAATTTCTGCCTGGCCTTCGTTCTTCAATGCATCACCGTTTAGTGTCGTGCCACCTTGTGGTCCTGCTATGGTATTGAATTTACCCCTTGCTTCACCTAACATTATTTTAGAAACAGCAAGTGTGTAATCTCTTATCCACGGTTTGCTGTAAATGTCTTTGAATAATGTGATGTCAGGTCTAAAGTTGTCTGTGTGCATGAGCACGGTCTCATCGTCTGCTCTTGGTCTCTGTGTTATGGTTAATTTTTTTGTAGCCACATCAAAATGGAACTGTATAAAACTTCCAAACATTTTTCCTATCATTTCTTGATACGAAGCAAAAGCGTAGTAAGTTGCTAATCCACCAGTCGCACCCGCTCTCAATAGGTAGGTGTTTGTGTATGCCAAGTTGAATGGTTCAAACAGTGTTCCGCCTTCACCACCTTCGGTTCTTGAGCCAACTGTTCTCCTGTTAAGATTTCTGACATTTATAATCTCATCTGGTAGGATGTAACTGTTTTGATTTTTTTTTAATTCTAGGAAAGCATACGATTCTTCAACAGCATTTGAAGATCTCTGTCTAAATTTGTTAACCGCTCTTTCCAGTGCCGTTTGATAGTGTTTTGGGTCTAATTCTACGTCAATCATCCCGTCGCCGAGATTGTTCTTAACGTAATCAAAAATTTCCTGTTGACCTGTTTGTAGTTCTGACATACTCATATTTATAGTCATTGCCTAGGCAATAAATATGTATGATATGCCAAGATTATCCATTTTTAAGCCTGAAAAGGGCAATGACTACAAGTTCTTCGATCGCAACATCAAAGAGATGTTTCAGGTGGGTGGCACAGATCTACACCTACACAAATACCTAGGTCCCTATGATCAGGGCGACACCAACAAGGACGGTCCTGCATCACCCAGCCAACCTAGAGTGACTGGGAGTGATCTTAACGAAACAACCATACAAGATTTGCTGTTTTTAGAAAACAGAGACAGGAAGTATTCTAGTGATATCTACACTGTTCGTGGAATATACAACGTGCAAGATGCAGACTTTAATCTATCGCAGTTTGGCATGTTCTTACAGAATGACACATTGTTCTTGACTGTTCATTTGAATGACATTGTAGAAAGAATTGGAAGGAAGCCAATGAGTGGAGACGTACTAGAATTTCCGCATATGAAGGAAGATTATTCGTTAGATGAGAGTGTGCCTATAGCACTGAAAAGATACTATGTGGTTGAAGATGTGAATAGGGCCGCAGAAGGATTTTCGCAGACTTGGTGGCCACACTTATTAAGATTAAAAATGAAAACACTAGTCGACTCTCAGGAATTTAGAGATGTAATTGGTGACGCGACAACAGAAGGTTCTGTGGCCAGTTACATGAGTACATACAACAGAGAAAAAACCATTAATGATCAAGTGGTTGCACAGGCAGAACAAGACGCACCTAAGGCAGGATTCAATTACAAACAATATTATGTAGCACCGATAGATGAAAGAGGAAACATACGTACCGAAAATGTTAACACAGAAGATCAAAGGGCCAGCAGTGATGCTACTGTAAATG